CATGATATGTTCTGATTCATTCTGTACGCTTTCTTCTGCAACTTCTTGATATGATTGGGGAAACTTCAATGTACGGTTTACCATCATATCAATGGGGAACGAGAACGTCCCTGTTACCGTAAAGTTCTTTGGAATCATGTATGGGTTTTCGTTGTTCATCTTATACTCCGTTTAATTTCTCCGCACCTTGTGCAACGCATCCTTAACCACGTATTCTCTAAAGGCATCCAGCAATGTTCATGCTTGTGTTTCTTGAAAGGATTAGTCAACATACTCCTTATTATAACAGGTGTTTAAATATTTGTCAAGTAGTAAATATCTCCCCATCTACCGCACCTTCTACACGTACCTTCAGTTTTTTGGTTTGTACCTTCAGTAATGAACACGGCTGTATTCTCCATCACTGGTTGATGGTGGCACACAGAACCCCAACGTGTTGCGAGGTTATTAGATACTTCCGCTATCTCTGTTCCACTGTTACTATGAAAAATGTAAGTCATTAGATTATCGCTCCCGCTAAACAATTTGTGAATCCTGGCAACCAACCTGTAACTATTAGCCATGTCATTTCAAACAAACCAAAGAATGGCGTAGTCTCCAGATAACTTCCTATCGCTATTTTACAATGATAGCCTACCATATCTTTCCCTCATAATCCAGAAAAATATTCCTAACTACATAAGGGGGCATCAGCCCTACCGAAACCATCGAATACATTAACCGCATTAACTCTATTGCTTCAAACATTACTTCCTCTTTCCTACCCTCAAAAAATTTAGGGTAAGTGTTTTATTCCTTACCCTAAGTATACCACAGTTATTTAATCTTGTCAACTATCCTTGCATAAACGAACTAATCACTTGCGGTTCTGCATGGGAACAAGTCTTGTCAGTCCAATCCATGTACACACTATAACTCTTTTGCATAGTGGCTACGCAATCCCTGCAAAAGCAATCTGCGTTTTTAACCATCCATTCAAATTGAGCCGTAGCGGATAGTTGATTCACGGCTTTGATTCTTCCTTCTCTTCCATGATATTTAGCGGTGTAATACTTTGCCCAGGTTTGTTCCAGTTTCTCCAGGGAATCTTTTGTGTCCATTCTCATACTCCTAAATATATTTATCGTAATCTATTCGGCTATTAATTACTTGATACGTGTAGTCATGTCTACTCCTTGGTTCTGGATTGAGTACAGCTTCTAACGCCTTCTTCCAATCGTCTACTCTATCAGATGCAATCCTTGCTTGTATAATTAACTCTAGCATTTCCTGATAGTTCTCTATGAACGTGTCCATAAAGGTTCCGTAGTTATTCATTATACACCCTTTTCTCCGAATAGTCAACCCCCTGCCAATGAACCTTTAAAGCAATGTCTACGGCATCTGATAAATTTGTATTAGTTACTGTAAAATTACTGTTGGTTTTATTAGGTAATTTTATTGTCCATTGGCAATAGTTTCCTGTGAACTTCTCTTTCCAATTCCTCATCGTTACTTCGGCACACCACACATCACCAAACAATTTCCTAATAGCTTCTACATCTGTATCCGATAAAGTCATTCCTGTTTGAATTGCGTGGGGATTAATCTTCTGTACCATCATCACCTACCAAAGCCTTTCTAGTTAGTATAGTTTCCTGTTCAATTACTTGGGATACTTCCCGAATGATTATGGTTTCCTGTCTAATGGTTATAGTTTCTTCTAGTAAGTCCACACTAATTTTTAATAACCGTTTAGATACTTGAAGTATCTGCCAATTTATCCACACTAAGAAGAGAGTAAGGCCAGCCAACCCAACACCAGCTAACGCATATAAAGCGTCTACCATTATTCTAGAGGGTTAGCGGAAATATCTACGTTAGCATTATTTAATAGGTTCTCAAATATTTTACGTTCTTCTGATAGTAGTTCTTCCTCTTGAGGAGTTTTACCAAGTAGAGCCTTATAAATCTTCCGCTTTAGATTATAACCTACCCTTTCTCCATTAATAGTTATATAACTTAAACACATTTCTCTAAGTATATACAACTCAGAAATATATAATTCTATCTCAACTGGGTTATTATTATCAGCCGTAGCTAGTATAACTGCACCTAGTTTATCTAGCATATTAGCTGGCACAGGAATTAAAGCCTTCGGTGCTAGTGGTCTAAAGGGTAATGGTAGATTAGCTTCTGGTTCAATTAACATTGTTACCGAATCATCTATGAACAAAGCCTCGTTTCTAGTAAGAGAAATTATCCTAGTGCCTTCTTCTTCCAGAATATTATCATCCCATTCAGCGTGATTCATGCCATGTACTCCCTACCGTAGAATTGCATCTTGCACATTTAAATACTACAAACTGTCCTGAATTCTCAGCTATCCATAATTCAATTATGGGTGCATCCTTAGGAGGATGGTTCCCTACTTTACACCTAACTTTGTTTAGCAACTTCTTCAACATCATATTTAACAACCCTATGTTTTTCTTTCTTAACCCTGTGTTTCTCTTTATGCACAGAGTTTTGAGCCTTAACGTTTCTACGTTTGATTAGTTTGGAATCTCTATTCTTCGGTTGTTTCATCACCTTTTTCCCACACAAATAAGACTTGTGTTAAAGTATTAGATTGACAATTGGTACACAACAAATCAGGTTTAATGTGTTTTATATCTAGATAAGGTTCTGGTGGATGAAGAAGCATCTTAGTGCCAGCAAACAAAAAGTCTACCCACTTTCGGAATGCAGTAGCATCTGAATTAAACGTGTCACAAATATTACAATGTCTAATGAACATTGGATTCAAGGTTGGCACAATCAATACTAATTCCCCCCTAGTATCTAGTATAGTATTATTATACTTACCTTTCATCATGTTCTAACTCATGTATGAGGCTAATCATAAACATAGCTAAGATTCTTCTGAAACTAGCCACGTTTCTTTTACGAGTCTCAAGATTGGGTTCTAGGTGTAACCCCACAAAGAAAGACCCTGCTAATGTGAAACCATTCACAAAGTCTCTGGGGTCATCAAACGGATAAATTTCAAACTCTGTGAACTCATCCTTCATTACATCCTGAAGATTACTTAACATCAACTGGAAATAGTTACGCCAAGACTCTTCGGAATCTCTCTCAGATTCAGACCAATCAATCGGGTCAATCATTATCATAATCCTCATCGGTTAGATTGGGATTCATGCGTCTTTCAACTTCAGCGATACGCATTGAGAGAAGGTCTAGAGATTGTATTACCTCATCAATTCTATTATCTACAGTCTTATAAGAATCTCTAAACTCTTCTCCCAACTGTATCAGGTATTGCATTATGTTGCTCATAGATAGTAGAACTCCTCTAGGCTAGAGGCAGATGCCTACAAGTAGTAGGCCGATGAGGAACTTAACGGGGTCTAGGATATTCATATCCTGCTCCTTTAATTAAAGTTACCTCTATTATAACACACATTAAAGAATCTGTCAACTCTTTAACTTGAGGCTATTTCAATCTCATCCTCATCTTCAGGTATGCGAAACTCCTCAAGAAGATTAACTAAGGAAGCACAAGCATCAGCCAATTGTCCTGTAAGTTCATCTAGTTCTTCGTTAGTTACTTGACGGTCTTTAAGAACGTTATTAACTCCTACCCCCAAGCAGGCGAGTTGACCATAGAATTCTTTGGCATCTTTACCCAATGTTTTATTGAGCGAGATAAAAGTTAGGAGCAAATTGATATAGTTAGTTAGTTTTTTCATTAGACCGATACACCTAAAAATTCGTTGGGTTCCTCAGGTTCTTCTTCATGGCATTGCTCACAATCGCATATCATGCAATCACACTCACGTTTCTTTCCAAAGGATGCTTGGTCACATGTACATTCCTCACAGGAACAATCTGGGTCTTCGGGCCATAGTTTAATCTGCATATTCATCCTCTATAATTAAGGGCTTCCAGCAACATACTGAAAGCCCCAAAAATTGTCAGTACTCTGTACTACCTCTTAATCTTTTTCTAGAACCTTCATTCCTAATGCACCCATTAAAGTTACGCAACCTGTGGTTATCTCTGTCTTTCCTTCCAACAGAGACATTCCACCAAGTCCTCCTAAGATTAACATGACTACTAATATTTGTGGTCGCACCTTCTCCATCCTTATTACTTCTTTCCAGTGTCTTTAGCCCAAGTCCAAGCATCTACTGATGCAGGGTGTGTGTGGTAATCCACGTATCGTTTCACTAATCGTTTAATACAAGCGAGTATTGTTTTCACCGTGTGTCCTTTGTAATAAAATTATTCTCCACCACCCAACAATCCACCAGCTAGACCAGCTAATGCTCCAATAATTTTCTTCAGTTCTTTCTTTTCATCCTCGTCTTTATCTTCCTCATCTTTATTACCCCCTTTGGCATCAAAGAAAAAGTTCTTTAGTTCCTTATCAGCTTCCTTATCGTGGGCGTGAACTTTATCAAGCCCTTTCTTCCAACGAGTTTCCTTCTCCATCCAGCCTAAGAAGGATTTAGTTATTGGCATTTCAGGAGAGTTTCCACCTTCTACCACTCCACCTCTGTGCCAATCCCCAATTTGTGGGGGAGTTAATGCATCATCAACATGAGCAGCCCCTAGAGTTTGACCAGCTTCATTAACTACCTTTGGGTCTGCTGGAGCATAGAATGGGCCAATCGCACTTCCTTCCACTACAGGTACATAACGCCCAGTTTCGGGTTCGGGTTGTGAGGGCCATCCCATTCTCTGAAGAAGACTAGCGTGTTCATGTTCCCTTCCAATTGCATTATAGAGTGTAGGGAAATCATTCAAGTCTTCCCCCTTCTGTAGTAAACCTTCTTGTTCAGCAAAGGCTAAGAAAGATTGAGTAAAGTCCACTTCATTATTTCCATTAGTCATTAGATGTTCGCCCCCAAATCGAGATTCTTCTTTATGAATTAAACAACTTCCATCTATGCAAGTATCGACAGCACCATCAGCTTTAAGAATATCAAAGCCTGCTGCTTGGTTCACGCCCTTTTCACACACAGTAACTTCAGCAAGTTCCATATCATCGACTTGCATTATCTCCTGCATTCCCTTCTGTATCATTTGGGTTTTAGTAGCAGAACCAGCAATACTATAAGATTTAAGTTTGCCCTCAGTTACTTGTTCCATGACTTTCTGAGCAATGTTTGTATCATCCCTGAGTTCTGTTATGAAAAACAAACCTTGTTCATCTACACCACTCTTAAATATTTGCCCACCTTGAGAAATGTAAGCGGGTAAAGCCCAACCTACTTGAACATCTGAATGAAGAACCATTGCATTTCTAGTTCGGAAATTCTTCATGTACTTAGTAAAGGCTTTGTTCATAGCGTTAGTAGTAATTAAATGTCCTTCCCTATCTACTAACTCAACAGAAGCAGGCCCACCTAATACCATTGGTTCTTTGTCCAGCAATCCCTTTTTCATAACTGCTTTAGAAAAAGTTTCGTTATCAGGGAATGCTCTGGATAAGGTTAGAGTTTCTGCGTTAGAGGCAATGCCTGCTTTAAACAATCGTTTGTATTCATCTAGTGCAGACCCAATATCTTCTAACGTAGTCCTTCCATCGGTGGCTTTCTCTAGGGGAATTATCTCAGCATTCTCTTCCACTAACCAATTATGCAAGGGAGCCTGCCAATTACTAGGGCTTGGAATCTCACCTATCGGTGTATTGATGGTAGTCATTATCCGTTATGCAATCCCCAAATAACACCACTTACTGTTGGGGTTCCTGAAGCTGAGATAACAGAAACGTGTGACCTAAAGTCTAGAGGCCATACAGATTCAAAGGCTTGTCCAGCGATAACTGGAATACCAGTGGTAGCAGTTGCAGTACAATCGAAAGCTACAAATACAACTTCAGCCGATGTACCAGACTCATTTCTAATCTGTATACCACGCATAGTAGTCATTCCCATCCTACGATAAGAAGAAGAATTGTTAGCAACCCCAGTCCATTCGTATCCTATGCCTTGGTTTCCATCTATATAATCAGATACGGCTATAGTATCTTCCCGTACTTCAAACATAATCTTATCAGTATACCAGTCAATGTTATGTTGAGCAGCACTGGTTACATAGATTCTATAGGTAGCACCAGCAGTATCGCCAGGTATGGAATAAGAAGCTGTAATTCGGGCAAAGCTAGTGGTAAGGTTAGTGTTAGCAGAGGTAGCTAATTCTGTTCCAGAAGCATCGGTAATCTGTATCTTCACACTTCCAGACGCTGAAGCTCCCCTTACTTCACATGAGACTGTTAAATGCTGAGGGAGTTTATTAACGGCTACAACGTTACTAGTCCAATAGAAACCTTCTCCTGCTGCGGAGTTAGCGGGGTTCACCAGTAATGAAGCTGCACCTTCTGCTGCTTGAGCCGTGCTTCTACTTATAGCAGAACCCGTAGCAGTAAACATTCCTACACCAGTACCTTCCACGCCTGGATTTTCTACCCAGTTTGTGGTAATTACCTGAGAAGGAATGGAGAAAAGTGTAGCAGCAGTTGTGGAGGTAGCGGTTCTAAAGGGAGAATACTTTGTAAATGGATGTCCACTTGTCCTTGTAGAGGCATCAATCTCCCACTCTCTGTGGTCAACATGTCGTTCATTTGCCATAAAAATATCTCCCGATTATTTATCCCACCAACGTAAGATGGCAATGAAGCTTCCCATTACTGCCGAGGTATGAAGAACCAATAATCCCAGAGCGATGGCTCCTGTTTTGATTCCGTACATCTTGCTTCGCCATGTTCTTACGTCTTGTAAATCTTCTTGTATGTTCTCAAGATTTCTACAAATAGATTCATTCAAAGCCGTTTGGCTTTGAATATAGTTGTCAAGTCTTTCCATATAAATGGCAAGCTTGACGTTTACATCATCATCTATAGACGTTGACATAAGGAGAAAAGAAGGGGAGCCTGGATAAGCAAGCCCCCCTTCCTTCGGATATTAGGCGTTCAAATCTGTGATTTTGGCCTGTACCCACATGTTCTTGCAGCGCATTTCTGCCATCGTGTACAACAGTCCACGAACTACAAGAGCGTTAGCTGCGAAGTAGTCACGGTTCTCAACGTATTGAGTAGGTTGAGCAACAGCAATCTCTAGGTAATCTGTGTCTAGGACATAGATGTTGGAACCTAGAACGGCATCGTTAGTGGCTACTGCCTTCGGCACATCCGCATCAGGTAGGATGGGGATACCCTGATAGGTCGCTAGAACCAATCCAGTGCGAGTACCAGGGAAGGTACGCTCTGAACCTACACCAACTTGGAATTCTTCCTGCCCCATGTAACGCTGGCTGGAATTAAGCAACCGCTCCAAATTGAAGTATTGGTCGTGTCCGAGAAGAATTAGCTTCGGCTCCCCACCATTTTCCCGTATCTTCTGGATAGCTGTGTCCAACAAAGTTAGAGTCAAAGCCCGTCCAGTACCAGAGTTGGAGCCAACTGAAGCAGCAGCATTCCAAGCACCAGCAGTACGGTCATTCAGGGTAAGGTCATAGGCCCGTGTCCGAGCCTGTCCACCGCCAACAGCCATAGCATCTTCCGATACGATGTCGTCAATGGAGGTCATGCCAGCCCTGCTATATACATAGGCTACGTCACCATCAGCAAACGTAGTGCCAGTAGCAACCGTTACAACACCAGTAGAGGTGTTAACAGCGGAGACTACAGAACCGCTAGTGCGGTCATGGCCCGAAGCTGAAGTGTCGAACTGGGCTACAGCATCGCCAACCTTAAAGTGTTTAGCGATAGCAGCAGGAACTGTGAAGGTAGTAGTAGCTCCAGCGGAAGCTAGGTAAGCTGCTCCAGCCAAAAGCTCTTCATTGATTTCCTTCACATGGTCTAGTTGAGCATGTTCATTCTCCATTGCGAGAACATCCCCAATACCGCCTTCCAACTGTGCGGTGAAGACGGACTTCACGGATGCACCGAAGGTCGTTGATACGATACGAGGCAAGCTCGATAC